TCTCTTGTAAAAAGTTGTGTGATAGAATTACGTATAGAATAATTATTGCTAAAATTAAATATCCAATTATCTGCTTGGCCAAAAACATCAATTTTGAGATAATTTAGACTTCTACGTCTTACATTAAATTCCATCCATGTTATTCTATATGCAGAAGAATCACTGAGAAAGGTTCCTACAATATTTTGAAAATCACCGTCAGAACTTTTACTGAGATACAAGCTTCCTTGCATATAATAATATCCCGACAATCTGTTATCACTAAAGACATTAGGAAGTCCTGGAGCCAAAACACTCGTACGTGTATACGAAAAATTATCTGGGTCTATTCCCAAAGAAATAATTGTTTTACCTTGCGGAACATCTTGGTTTACAGAGCTGTCATTTGTATTGTAAGTCAAGACCATAGAACAAGAAGAACTTGGATATCTTTTATTTTCTGTTACTTCTGAACTTGTTATATTATTGTAATACACTAACCCGGTATATGAATTTTTTCTTGTAACGGCGACAGCATCTCCACCACTCCATTCATCCTTCACCCACACCCCTACCTTTAGAGCCTCTATTGTTATGGACTGGTCTTTGACGAGAGAGATTGAGGTAGTGGAACGGTTCGGATAATCCCAGTCTCCTGTCCCGTTTCCTCCCCATGTCGTGCTTCCTCCTGCTTCCCACCAATAGTTACCCGGCTTTATCTTCAATACCACCTGTCCGCTCGAATTTGTAGTGCCGCTATATGCTGTGCTGGTGTTGTTGCTTGACAGCTTCACTATTACACCACTTCCTACGCTTGTTCCTGTGTTCGCGTCATTTACCGTTATCGTTATCGTCACCTCACTTGGTGTCAGATTGATTATCAAACCTCCTGTGTTATTGCTTGTCGTATTTGACGTGACGTATCTTGTAGCGGTTACTACATATCTATTTGTCAGTCCAGATACGTATACAGTTGCTTGTCCTGCGCTGTTTGTCGTTACTACCTGCGTTGCTTGTCCTGCCCCTAATTCACCGGAAGTTTGATAACTACCGTTTATACCGTACATGTTTATTGTAGCACCACTTACAGCCGCATTCGTATAAACATTCCTTACAGTTACAGTCATACTCTTTATCGCTGTAGAATAGAATGCTGTAGCGTCATTGTTATGTCCTATATTACTGAAATTGTAATTAGGAGTGATGGAATACGGTGTTTCGGTTGTTGTTGTACCAGTCACAAAATAATTCGCCAATTTTGCCGTTATCGTTGTTGTAATACCTGCTATCCATGTATATGTAGCCAAGTAATATACTGCATTATTGGCTGTTAATGATACAGTCGTTGCTACTCCTGCTGTAGTAAATACTGGTTTTACAAGATTTGGTGTTCCCCACCATCCTAATACTGGTGTTGAAAGAGGTATCTTCACTCTAAATTCTACACCTACACTCTTCGTCAATCTCGTTGCATTTCTTGTATTCGCTGATAGAGGCATTGTTATCGTTCCCGTACTTGATACCCAATAGCTCGTACCACCACCCCATGTTATGTTATAATTCCCAGCTATCATTGGGCCGAACGTCACCTGTCCGCTACTGTTTGTCGTTCCTGTAAAATTGATTGACGATAATTGCGAATTCGTCATTGTGACCGGACATCCGTTCGCATTTCCTTTTACTGCTCCTTGATAGTAGTCCTTTATGGTGAATGTTATAGAAGAACTTGTCTCGCTCATTTTCAGATTAAGAGGGCTTGCTTGGCCTGCCGACAATGTACCAGTCAGTTTATTGTAGTTCGTCTTGGAAAACGAATATCCTCTGCCTATACTACTTCTGTATGCAGTCCAATTACCGCTACTATCTGTCGTGCCTGTCTGTCCAAAATAGGAACATGATACACCGCTTATATTCGTTCCATAATTAGAACTCTTTATGTTAAATGTCAGACGTGCAGTTATATTCAATGTCATAGTCCACTTCTCATTTTCATTAGTCCATGTGTGACCCTGCGAAGCATTACTATAATAACTTGCATAATTTTTCGGTGTATAGGTGTAGTTTATACCTGCATATACGGTATTTGTTTTTGTGGCATCTGTACCCAATGTTATTTCTCCTGCTGGTGCATTTGAACCAGACGGAACACCTCTTACTATAACAACACTCGGCAATATATAGGTGCCAACACTTGGTATTGATTCTTGAACAGTTATTGTCACCGTTCGCGTCGTTCTATTCATCGTCACTGTATAGGGTGATGTCTGTGTGGCGGTAACTGTTCCTACATAGTTGTTGAAATACTGTGCCGTAGCAGTCATTTGTCTGTCTAATCCACTTCTATAGAAACTTCCTCCAGATGCAAGCGTTTGACCGAAATAGGTAATTGTTCCAGCAAGTGTATTGTTTGTATTGTAAATATTTGCTACTGTATTAATCACTATCTTTTGGTTGCAAATCAGATATATTCCCTGGAACTGTCCTGCTGCTGTATAAGTCAATGCAGTATTTGGATTACTGTAATAATTAGGTCTTGTTACTGGTGTGAATGTTACTGGTGTACCTAAATAACATACAAACGATACATTGCCGTTCGTATCTAACGTTAATGGACTTGTAGATGCTGCCGGACTAAAATTCATCTTCATGGATGAATAGATTCCCATTCCAAAACTGAACGTATCTGTTCCAGATGCTGCCTTTCTTGTTATTGTTACAGCATTTGTTCTACTGTTGTTATATTTTGTTACATTATTCGTTCCTTTTTCAAAAAGGAAATCTCTACCACCGCTCGGTATCTTATCAAAAGTACATTTACTTAAAATCTCGGCATCCGATTTATTTTGTACATTACTTCCAGTTATATCAAATACACATGCCATTTCGATATACCATGTAAGCGGTCTACTTCCGTTCTTTATATAAAAGAAATTGGTAGTAGAAAAACTTCCAGTAGAACCACATCTTACATAATAGGCATAAGTATACCATCCTCCTGTTCCATTTCCATTATTAGAATCAACCCATTTTCTTACTGAATTGTCTCCTCTCGCATTACTTGCAAAAGCCAGTTGTCTTCCTGTCGGAATCTTTGCTCTAAAATATGCCACAAACTCCTTGTTAGCGCTCGTTGGTGTGCTGAATGTAAAACCGCCTAATCCAGGCGTTACGGTAGAACTTGCGTCCGTAGTGATTTCCAACATATATTTAGGAGTAACTCGAATAGATTCATTCACTCCAAGACTTACTGTAGCGGTTGAACGTGTCATTACCGCATTGAACGGAGACGCGGTGTCTGACGTTATACTGCCTCTGTAATTACCGTGATAAGTGGCTGTGATATCTACGTTTCTCGTTACAGAACTCCTATACAGTGATACATTACCGCTACTGTCAGTTGTTCCTGTCTGATGGAAATATGATACCGTAGCACCACTCAAATTTGTTCCGCTTGGCACGTTTGATTTGACGTTTATAGTTATCTTTGCCGTTACCGTCAAATCCATAGTCCACGACTGATTGGCGACTGTATAGGTGTGTTTCTGTGTCGGGTTGCTGTAAAATTCCGGATGTCCCACTACCGTAAACGACATTTCCGTACCTATATATCCATTGAATGTCACTGCACCGTTCGCATCTGTTATAAGTGTTCCGGTTGCACTTCCTGCTGTATATTTTATCTGTAAGTTCTGATAATAAGTTGTTTGTGCTGGCGTTACTTCTCTTACTACAAGTGTAACTGGATTGGCTGCACGTGTCATTACAATATTGAACGGATTCGCAGAATTGTGAGCTATCTGTCCGGTATAAGATTCGAGATTTGATGCACTTACCGATATGCTTCTACCACCGCCACTCCAATAGAAAACTGCATTACCGCTTGCATCGGTCGTTTTTGTCTGCCCAAAATATGTTACCGTTGCATCTGACACATTCGTACCTGGAACATCATCCTTTACATTCACGGTTATCTGTTTCGCACAAGTAAGATTCATATCCCATGCTTCACCATTCTCCGTATAGGTATGTGTTTGCTGATAATTCGTATAAAGCGGTCTTCTGTCCGCTGCCGTTAGAATAAATGTAATTGGAATACCTAAATACGCCTCAAATGTTCGACTATCATTCGGTATCGTTCCGTTTCCTGCTGCCGATGTATAAGTCAATGTATAATTAATACCTAATTTACTTCCACCTGGTATTACTTCGTACTGATTTATCGTCACCACATGCTTATTTCTTAGCATCGTGACATTGAGCGGTGAAGCCGTGGTAGGTGCAATGGTTCCATTTACTGTACTATAATCCTCTTTATCCAAAGAATAGTCCTTTGTCAGTGCTGACCGGAACAATGAAGCGTTACCGCTTGCATCCGTTGTCACTACCTGTTCATTGTAAGCTACCGTTACTCCCTGGATATTGTTTTTCACATATACATCCTTTACATTGACCGTTATCTTTGAGGTCACATTCAAGTCGAACGGCCATATCACACCGTCTTCGGTCCATGTATAGGATTGTGTCGGGTTGCTATAAAAAGCCGGGTATGAATCAGTCGTAAACGTGTATTCCAGTCCCTTTATCAATAACTGATTGGTATAACCGTTCTCATCCAAAGTAAGCTTTATCGTTCCTGCCTTGGATGTCATTGTAATGGTCTGATTTGACAAGTACGCTCTTCCTGCCGTACCGTACACCTCCGAAACTTGAATACCTGCGTTAATCAATTCATATTGTACTTCTACATCCAACACTGTACCACTTTCATTTTGAGGATGTGAGAATGTATCGGATGAAACCTCACCTGCAAGCACTTCATAAGTGTATTCTCCTACCGGAACATTCGGCATGACTATCGTTCCTTCCGCGTTCGTCTCGCCCTCAAATACAATGTCCGGCAATACGTTGTTTGTCACACGTACCAAAATTCCGTCCGGTGGCAAAACTCCTTGTGTTGACACATGGAAAGTGACCGGGTACTCCTTCGCCTCCAATTCAATATCCATTCTTGTTTCTGTTCCGGTAGGCTTGAAATTCCCAGTCTTGGTATTGTAATGTTGCTTGCTTACACTGTAAGACATATTTACCGGAGATATGTACATTTGCACTATCCCGTCCGTATTGGTCGTTCCTGTCTGGTTCACAGACATTCCGTTGAACGTCACTGATGCGCCACTTAACTCACCATACAGATTGGATGTGATATATACCGGAATTCTCTTTGAACATGTATATACAAGGTCTTTTGTGTTTGCATCTTTATAATTGACTGTAGCTATTGCACCGTTTCCAGAATAGAATCCTATTGGTTGCACCTGGAAACGTTCTGCAATTCCTGCATACACTGTTTTTATAAATTGTCCGCTTGCATTCGTCGTTACATTCGCACCCGAAGATGTACCGTTGTCGTTGTAATAGCATGCAAGCACAAGACCTGTCTTTACCGGATTTGATGCTGTAGTCGAAATAGAGGGTATTATTTCTTTTACCGTGAATGTGACTGATTTCGTTCTTCTTGTTAATACTGCTGAATGCGTCTTGTCCGTAGGCAGATAGATGTTTTCTGTCTTGCTGTTGAAATTACTGTTTCCTCCTCCATAGGTTATCGTATAATTTCCAGGCGGTATATTGAAATTTCCATTTCCTTGTGATATCAATTGTCCGCTTGCATTCGTTGTTCCAGAAAAACTATATGCTTGTGAAGATGTTCCACCCCATGCACTCGTAACCGTTACCGGACAACTTTCTGCCGCCTTGGAATAGGGGTTACTTGCTGTCAATGTCAGACTGAATGTCATTGCAGCATAACCCATGATTATATCCAGGTAATCAGCCGACAACGGGGGTGTGAATGTTCCAGTCTTTTTCGTATGGTCTGTTACTGTACACTCATAGCTCATTGCAATAGGTGAAATGTACACTCTTGCCGAACCATCACTTCCGGACGTAACGGTTTGAGGCAGTGACATTCCGGACACCTTTATAGTCGCATTTTCAAGCGGTCTTAGGGTATTCTGCTGTTTTACTCTCAATTCAAGCCTTTTTGAAGCCGTTATTTCCATCAGTGTAGGTACACTCGCACCGAAGCCCCAGTTCTTGATTAGCAGACCTTCATTCTCATAGAAACCTTTCTCCTTTATTGTCAACTGATAATCAATTCCCGGCATCACTTCTGGAAATATCTTTCCTGCTGCATTCGTCGTATATTCACGTACATTATCATTGTACATATTTTTTACCGAAACGACAATTCCGGCCTTAACCGGATTGAAGTTCAGAGCAGCTTTCTGTTCAGCAGTTATCTTTACAGTCACCTGGCTTACCGGGGTCGTTATCGTCACGTCCACATAGAAAGCCCTTGGCTCTGCATCACGTGTCACATTCGGCTGCACTGTCAACATCGTACCTTCCAAAGAAGCTATTTCGTCATTCGATATATTGAATTTCAATTCAGCACCTCCACTTGTAAAATCGTACGGCTCATCCTCACCACCAATTTCTGCACGTCTGAAAGTCTTTACATGTTCCATCAAATCAAACGTCACTCCTTTGTTAGGAACAACGAAGTTTTCCGGTGTATGAACTATGTAATAATAACTGTCATTGGATAACGTCTCGGCTGTATTTTCACCACTGAACCTTACCGTGGTAGCGTCACCGGACACACCAGGAATATTCTCTATTACGTCAACTTCCGGTTCGATTTCCCTTCTTGTCATAGTAAAGGGAAGGTCTATATCCTTCAATTTTTCAAGCGTTATCGACTGGTTTTCTACCGCATCATAATATCTGTGTGTCGCATTCCAAGTGTATTCCCCTGCTTCCGCTCCAAGCTGTAACACGCCTATATCATTCGTATAGCCAAAATCCACCTTAATTCCAGTCCCCTTGTTTATCAATTCGATATATACACCGGAAATAGGGGCTTTTGTTATTGCGTCTGTTGCAGTATATGTTATTACTGTATCTCTTAATTCCAGGTAAATTGTTTCCGGTACATCCTGGTCCTTGATAGTCACCGTTCCGGTGTATCTCTTATAGTTTCTATGCGTTACCGTATATTCATAGTCACCGTTTCCAAGTGTCACGCTTGCAACACCGTTAACGTTCGTTACACGCGTCTCTCCGTTTATTTGCAATTCCGCACCCTGGATATAATTACCGTTCTCAATGTCCCGTACAGTCAAGCGAAATGTATAGAAGGATTGCTCCAGTTCCACAATCTTAGATACTTCCGAACCTTCAACCACTACAAAATCATTAACGGACATATAACCGGACTTGAAAGCCGTATATTCATAGGTCCCGTTCGGCAAGCTTATAATCGCTATACCTTCCTTGTCTGTTAGATAGGTAGAACCATTTATCTTTATCGTTGCTCCTTCCAAAACCATATGGGTAGCAGAATCCAGCACTGTAAACTTTATCGCATACGGAATTGCCGTCATTTCGACGAGAATACAATTAGGGTCTTCTCCGACAATCTCAATTTCCTTTACAAGGTCTTGATAATCTTCTTTTGCAACCCTCATTTCATATTTCCCGGTTTGCAGCCCCATGCTTGCCTGCCCTTCGTTATCCGTCTTTTCCTTTATGTCATTTATTGTGATGTTTGCTTCCGGAATATAAATACTTCTGTTTCTGTCAATTACAGCAAAATTTACATTCATTTTTGTAAGGAACATTCTTTGAAATATATCTACTGGCTGATTTTCAACCGTAAATACACTTTCTATGGTCTGGAAACCCGATTTTTCAAGCTTGTATTCATAGGTTCCCGGCTCCAAATTAATGACCGCCTGTCCCTTATCGTCCGTTTCAGACGTGTACACGCTTGTCGTCACCTTGACACCCTGCAAAGGCGCTTCTCCTTCATATACAGTAAACGTAACCGAATAGGGTGTTGCAATGAAATCATTTATGTTTATATAAATAGGGTTGTTCAGAACGACAAACTCCCCTGTCTTTTGCGTCCAGTTCGTTTTTGATAATATGTACGAGTATTCCCCATTTTCCAAAAGAATGTTGGCCGTACCGTTACTGTCCGTAATGATTACCTTGTTTCCTATTGTTATGTATGCACCCGGTACGGCTACATTCTTGGTATTGGTTACGGTAAACGAACACAAGTATTTCTGTGACGCTATAACCGATTGAGAGCCTTTATATATATCGCTTTCTCCTGCCGGATAGAAAATATTAGACAAGCTGCTACCCGAATCATACAGAATGTTTCCTTCCAGGTCTCGCATTCTGAATCCCTTAATACGAGGCAACATATTCAAAGGCACTTCTTCGTCAAAATAGGGGAAGAAGTATTCGTCCGGTACATACTTCACGCCTTCCGCAGTCTTCACAACTTCCAGCAAATCATCCCATTCTACCTTTTTGCCTGCTTCCCAGAAACGGAAATCCAAATACTTAGTCATTGCAATCTGGATATTTTTTCTTACATCCGCAATCACTGCATTAGGTGACAATTCCACACGGAAATCTACCCCCTCTTCACCACCTACATACATCCATTTTGCGTTTTCAATCACAATTCCAAGCGTATTCCCCTGCAAATCAAGTTCGGTCAATCCGAAATAGGGTGTAGCTTTTGTAAGCAATTCTTCCAATTCATCGTCCGTAAAGAAAGACCCGTTTTGGGTTACAAGGTAGATGTGCGTCTTTCCGTCCTCACCCAGCCCGACATTCATAACCTTTAAAATGCGCGGGTCCAAATCCTGGAATATTTGCGTCCAGCCTTCCATAGTGTCGGTGGAAAGCTTGTTGTTGTAATTTATTATTCTGTTTCTGAATGTTTCATCGTCCTCATAATCACGTCCACCAATAGCTGCATATTCATTCGTGCACTCTATATGTGTCAACGGTCTTGGTGATACTTCGGTAATACTGTTCGCCTCCACATTGGTAGCAGACCCGGTGATAACGCTTCTTACACTGATATATCCATATCCCGACTTATCAACCGTAAAAGGCTGGTCTACAGTAAATTGCACTCCATTCTTTGAAATAAACTTTGTCCCTACCTCATAATGCGTGCCAGGCTCGGCAAAAACACGTACATAAGTAGAGGAACCAAGCGCTTCTTTTCTCGGACTTACACCGAACAACGCGGCTGATTTGTCCAGATATTCGCCTGTTGCCGACTTTGGGAAAATCTGCGCCTCCACTATGGCAATATCCTTTATCGCTTTTTGCGCCACCTTTGCAGTACCATAAGCGACGCCATTAAGTACAGAACCGTCCGCAATGTTTGAAACGCGGTCGGTCTTGTTTAAAAACATTTCAATCCACAAATTCTTTAAATTTGCAATCGTATTCGCTGTTTTAGTAATCATTGTAAATATATTTAAATAGGAACATTAATAACAAAATCTTCTCTCGTCACGGTTGTAGCCTTCACCTTCATAAACACCGCGTCTTCTTTTTTTACCAAATCAAGAAGCTCTGCACTCGCCCATCGGTTATCTCTTTGGAACATGTTCATAAGGGCCTTAAATATTACCGGGTATTGTATTGCATTTGTTGTCTGACCTACAAAATCAGATGGAAGTCCGTAGTCCTTGAATTCCGGAATACAGCCTTTCAAAGCCTCCAATATGATTTTTAATGCCTGCTCCATAGATGTACCGAATTTCTTCACCTTCAAATCATCATTCTTAAACTCAAACTCCGTATCTATGTCTTTACCCAACACGTTCTCGCCTACCAGTGTATCTACCACATTATCCACATAGTTTACACCGATATTGCGAAGATTTACAGCAAAAGTATTACTTCCTTGACCTGCCTTATAATCCTCTTCTATAATGTATTGTGGTGTGGTTATAGAGGTCCAGTCGTCTTCCGGGTCCGTCATTGCGATTTCTTCCGCTACATTTTCAAACGTCTCGCCTGTCCTTAACTGCTTGTCAAGCTGTAGAGTGTTCTGTCTTCCAAGCGTTGCACTTCTTAACCATCTGTCAGAATTTTTTATTGTCAATATCTTTGTTTCCACTTCCGAAAAATTGTCTAATATTTCCCACATAGAAATATCGTCCAACTTGTTTTCATGGAGTTGAAACATAGGCTCTACGATATTGATTTGTGCAATCATCTTGTCAAGTTCGTAAAATGACTGTGCGTTTATCTCGCCTCCCTGGTAATAGTCCACTATATAGGGGTAATGATTATTACAAAAATCAACATAATCCTGGAAGAACTTCTTTATGTCGTACCCTGTAATATTCTTGAATTTGGCGTATGCCGTTTCCATTACTGCATCCATCCTTTATCCTCCTTTTATAACAACGTTGCTAAAGAAGCCGCCAAATCGTTCACACCTTTCTGTATTGCTGCGGCCGTACAAATTTTAGTGAGTGCTGTTTTTGCTTTCTGTTCTCCTGCTACAGCTTCCAAAGGCGCTATCGCTGTCATTGTAAGCGAATATTCCCAAATCATATTGCGCTGCAAACTCTGATTCAACACCAACCCTGTAGGAGGCACAACTACCAAATAACTCTCACCCAAAGCCATATTATAAAAGTAAAGACGGAATGGCAAGCCGTCCTTATCCACACCGTTACTTTTTGATATGATAGCTTGCAATATCTTCGTGCATCCATATCCATTTTTTACAGATGGGTCAAATGAAGCTGATTTTAAAGAATTCGTACTTTTCCCCGAAACATCGCTTAAACTCCATTTTCCGGCTGACAGACTATAGGCCGCTCCTGCCAAACTTGACGCACCACCGCCAAGCGACAACAACAACTTGAAAGTACGTCCGAAATCTCCTCTTATCGTTATATCCTGCGGTACAAAAGTAGGAGAAGACAACACCGTAACGCCCCCTGCCGTATTCCTTATGTTTTCCCTTTTTGCTTCCGTCTTGCTTATCGCATTCGGGGTAATAGGGAATGTGAAAAAATCTATCGTATTGTTCTTTGAATCTGCCAGTTCAAGCGTACAAAGATACACCTCAAAATCGTTCGGAAATTGAGATGCTAATATAGCTCTTCCAGCCGTCTCTATCAAAGACCCTGCTTTTTGTATTGCTGCCTGCGCGACGTTTGCCATAATCTTTTCTTATCGTTTTCAAAAATACGAAATAATTATCAATCCGAAAAAGTTACCGTGCTTTTTATTCCATCAAACTGCAATGGGTTAACTGCCGCTACCGCACCAACCCCGGCACCGAATCCGGCTTTACCCCCGTCCATCGCTGCTGAACTTGCAAGCGCTGTTTGCCATGCGTTCTTTAGCGTCATTATCTGGTTCTCCACATTATTCAATAGCTGTATCAAAGTGTTCGCCAGTGTTAGAGGTTCCTTCGCATTGTTTATATTGACTTTCTGTCCGGTCATAAGCTTTATTAGGTTCTGCGTTAACTGAATCATTTCCGCATCATTGTCATATCCCAGCACTACACCGCTTTCATCCATTGTTATATGGCTTTTCCCGTCGTGGAAATTAACGTCTACAGTGTTGGGGTCGGCCTTTATTACGGTTGTCTTGTCCTGAGTCTTCCACGTAAAATTAGCCTCTTCCATGTTCATAGCGAAACGCCTTATCTCCTTATCCTTTTCTTTCACGTCCTCGACCACATTAACGACTTCCGCAATGACTTCGTTATATCCGGTTACCTTCACCTTCTTGGAAGCCACTATCTCGGCTTCCCCCGAACTCTGCAATCTTATCTTATGTTTTTCGTTACCTCCTAATGTAACGTTGAAATTTACGGGCTTCTCTATAGAAGTAAGGTTCATGTTCCATTCCTGGTTGCGTGGGTCTATCGTCATAGACATAGTTACTCCTTCCACCTGTTTTTTCATCCGTATAACATCCTCGCTCCATGCCGGAACTTCATCATTGCCTATAAAGGTGCCTATGACTGTAGGCTGATTTAAAAAATCGCTGCTCGCTATCATTACCTGGCATCCCTTCTCCCCCGGTTTTTCGGGAAACCATATGTTATTGATAGCCTCGTTGGTAATACGTGCATCATTACGGAATATACCGCCTTCCATCATCACGGCAACTATATTCGTCCTAAATACCGTATCTATATACGCTTCCCTGCCTACATCCGTGGGTATCATTATATACCCTTTCATTATAGGCGGCAAATTGTTGCTGCTTATTCTTGGTGTTCCCCCTGCCATTATTCCATTCCTCCAAAGTATTTCCTGTTCAAAAAATAGTCAAACTGTTGTTTGTCAACTGTCGGATTATCATAAGACGTTATCTGTCCGCTTTCCGCTTCCTTTGCCTTCTGCCTCAAACCGCTTAAGTCCACCAGCTTAAAATAATCGGGTGTAAATCCGGACGCTGATTTTTCAGAAACCGAATTGTCGTTTCTTTTTACCGCTTCCATCAGATTTCCTTTAAGTATAGGTACATAGAATCCTCTTTCCACCTGTAAAACGGTACGCCTGTCTACCCCGTCACGGTTAAATGATATAGTGTTGGTTACGTTCGTCACATAGAAAAACTCGTTCGTACTTTGGTTCAGCACGAAAGTTCCCACCTTTATGCGTCTGTCCCCGTTTATCTCTATCGTTCCGCTCCGGGTAAAAGGTACATACATGTTGCTTTCGACAAGATAAATCAAATCATTCAGCATTGTTGCCTGGTAAGTAGAAAATATCTTCTGGTTTTCCGCTCCGTTCTGTATCATGCGAATACAGTACATGTCCACGAAATCCATTTTCCTGTTACCCCATCGTTCCACATACTCTTCCAGGTACACAATAGGAACAAAAGCCAATCCTGGTTTGTCACGTCCACCTACCTGTGCATTCTGGGCGTGCAACTGGAACCAGGTGTAAACCCGTGGGTCATAGCTCAAATTATACGATATTACATTATCCGGTGTTATCGTAATATAGTTTTCCGACTTGAAAGCGTCTTTTATTGCCTTCTCCGTAAACGGTGGCTGTCTTACAATGACATCAATCGTGTTTATATAGGTGTCAAAGAAAAATTCTGTCAACGGATATTGGCAAATGCGTTCCATATACTGCATCAGTGTTCCGTTCGGGTTCCCCAGCCCCGTATCTGTCACAATCCTTTCCATTATATCCCCAGACACTTGCAGCTTAACAATCTGCCATATTCCCCTCACCTTCAAGTCCTGCTGTCCCGGAATACTGTATGCCGTTATCCGCTTGTCACCCCATGAAGAAAAAACTTCATCACTACACAATCCGATAGAAGACATTATATTAATAATAAACCAAATACATTCATTTATCGTTTTGTACCCCAAATTCCATACAAATTGATACTCACCACCGAACACATTACGTCCATTCCATACACCACCTGTTTTTCTTAATAACCAGTTCTGTACAGTATCATTGACATTTTCCAAAGGTATGAAATAACTTCCGTCCTCCACAAACATTTTTGTAATATCGCGTCCGCTTATGACGGTACTCTTTGAATTGTCTTCCGAAGAATAGGTTTCCATCACGCTATCTACAAAGCCTATCATGTCCCAAACATTATAGTCCGGACCATTATTGGCAAGCTTGTTCAACGGTACAAACAAATCATTGGCATTTTCGCTGTCCGAACTTCCTTCCAGTCTCAACCGCTCAAACCGGATAAACACTATATCGTTTATCTGTACCACCTTTTCGAGATAGGATTTATAGTCATATCCTTTAGGAGTTACAACCGGGAATATATCATAATATCCTGCACCGTACACGTTCGACATATTAGCGTCCTTAAAGGGTGTTATGTTAATCGAAAACGTGCCATTCTTGAACCCCTTGTCGGTAGAACATGTATTGACAAACTGACTTACATCCACAACCTTGTTTATAGCCTTGCAGTATATCCACACCTTAATGTTTATAGGCTGTACTTTTGTCCTTACTGACATTTCTTCATCCAGTGCAACCACATTGTCCGCTACATATCCTTCCTTATCCTGTAGAAGCTTTGTTAAATTTTCAGACCAATAAGCCGAAAAATCGCGTTGCTTCATGAACATGTCGCTCTTTGACGCTTTTTGTATAAGCAAAGGAGAATCCTTTATAGGAAAAGAAAGAGGGGTATTCGGCTTTATATACGGCAAATTCTTGTTTGAATACTCGTTCTTGTACTTCTCTTTCTCCCAATCGTCATATGTAGCCCAGATAGCATCCAGGTTTGAAATTTTGGAAATCTCGTTTACCACGTCCATAAATTCCGGAACCGACAGTTTCTTTGCTTCCGGTGTATCTGGTCCCAGCCCTTTTTGCCAATCGTCTATAAACGTTTGGGGTTCTACGTTGTACTTATAACTCTGTATGTTAAATATATTTACTCTCATCGTTCTTGCTGTATCACTTTATTTGCTTCTGAAACCGCCATATTACCAACTCTTTCCCTTGCCCAATCATCCAAAACGCGCTTAAACCATTGTGACAACATTCTGCCAGCTTCAACCCCCGAACTAACATTTTCCGCATTTACAAGACCTGCTCCACCCGATACCATAGACCGCGTAACCGGACCGGATTCTACGGGTTTCTCTTTTTCTTTTGTATTATTGTCAATATTAGTCAACAATCTAACAATCTCTTTCAATTGTTTTGCACCTTCCGACATCTGGCGATTCATATCACCTGCCAAAATGGTTTCCCCGGCACCTACAGTCCTCCGTGCTGCGCCCCTGTCATAAGCTTCTGCGGGCGTTTCCTTAATCCTTTGACTTGCCTGTTTATACAAGTCAAACAGATTGCTTACAAGCTTAGACGGGTCACTATCCTTTTGTATCGTAGAATTAATGTCATTCCAGGACAAATTAGGGAATATTTCGGACATTGCCAAACGTAACTGTTCAGAACCTCCCCCAGTACGTTCTACAACCCTATTCAAAAAGTTTTCCATAACTTCGGGGTTTGCTGCCCCTGCACGTATCTTTTCCAATTCTTCTTGAATTTCCGAATAGGATGTTTTGTCCGGCATAACTTCCTGGATAGACCGTACAAGCATTGCGTTTGTCACCTCGTCTTTTGACATCCCCTGTCCGGTGAACGCCTGTTGTACCCTTTCAAGTTGTCTTCCCTGCAATCCGGTTGCCTGGCGTATTCCGCTAAACATCGCTGCAAGCTGTCTTGCATCAAAATCACCACGTTTGGAAAGAATCTGGTCCGACTGTGTAATGAAAGTATCTAAACTTTCTTCCATTGTAGAGGCTATCTGCTCGAACGGAATGCCTAAATTTTTCATTGCCTGTTCGAACTCTCTGATAATCGCAGAAGCCCCGGTACCCGAATTCTGGTCTCCGAACCTCATTGCTCCCTGCAAACGGTTGACTGCATTAGGTGACAATCCGAACAGTCTTTCGGCAGCCATGACGGACTGCGTTTCCCTTACTGCATACGGGTCGTATTCATTGCCACCGACAAAACGTCCTCCTCCTGCACGTATCAATTCGGCACGTCTTCCAAGGTATGAAGCGTAATCCATACCAAGTGATTCGGCTGCATAACTTCCTTCCCTTCCGGCTTGTCTGAACGCTTCCCCGGCTGATACACCCATAACCTGTGCATACGGGATAACACGTCTTTCGCCTTCCGCGTATTTCCCGAAAGTTGCCATCATCTTTTCTGCTGCAAGCTGTGCTGGCAACTCTATGCTTTTTGCTATCGTGTCACCAATTAGAGGAATCCACCTAAAAGCGTCTGCCTGGTTAGCGGCTTGTAACCGTGTATAATTTGCGGCCGTTTCCACGGTTCCTTGGTATTGGGAACGCGCTTCAAATTCCTGCTGCCGGAAATATCTTTCTGACAATACGTTCTTGGCGGTATTGAATGCCGTCAAAGCCCCCAAACCGCCCAATATTCCTTTTAATCCTCCTCCGAATATATTTAGTCCTCCACCGTTTACACCCGTGCTTCCGGTAGGTGGCACAATCCCCCCAGGCATTCCAACTCCACCACCTATACCATTACTGGAAACGGCTTTCTGTATTTCTTCCAATATGTTTTCTGCACTGTCTTCTATAACAGATACGGAATTTGCAATAGTTTCCAGGTAACGGGTAATACTGGTTCTTTGGTTTTCCTCACCCGTTCCTTTTTCAAGTCCTCTTAAAGCGGAAATGACATCACGTCCTATATTATCCGTTACCACTCCCAGTCTTGTAATTGCACGTATTATCCCCTCGTCCGAAAACTTGATTTCCGTCTGTCCGTTATCCGTTATTTCCGGTCTTCTCTGTATTCTATCGTCTTCCCTTAATAGAGGTCTGTTCGGTTGTTCTGAAACGACCTCCAAATTCCCCTTTTCCCTTATAGCGGTTGTATTCTCCGTTATTGTCTGGGTATTCTTTTCAATATTTACAACATTCTCGGTTATATTCTCCGTATGCCGTGAGTTGTCCGTTCTGTTTTCGCTGTTATCCTGGAAGTTCTTGGAATTATCAACGTTCGTAACGGATTCGTCTATATTCTCGACGTGTCTGTTTATCTCCCTTAATATTTCCTTCTGCGTTTCCTTTGTTGTCGGTTCTTCTCTTTCTACACCTCTTTCTATAGGGGTAACTCTTTCCCTTTGCGGTTTCCGTGTCAAATCCCAGGTCATAGAACCAGTTTCCTCATCTATGATAGGTTCCACGTCCGGTATGGGTTCCTGGACTTTTCTTCTCCTTCTTCTGGGCGCTGGTCTTTCTTCCGGTTCTTCTATAGGCAAAGGTTCTTCTACATCCGTTTCCATTTCCGGTCTTTGCCCTTTCCGTCTTGGTTCCGGCTGTACGGTTTCCTCTTTTCTTCTTGGCGATACGTCCCATGTAATAGACCCGGTTTCGGGGTCTATGATAGGCTGTTCCGGTCTTGGAAGTTCTTCTGTAGGCGGCTGTCTCCTTATCGGTCTTTCCGGCATAGGAGACGGTTTTTGCATTGTGGTTGCATCAATGGCAGCAGACTGTCTTTTAAGGTCAAGTAACAGTCTTTCCAGCTCATTACGGTCTTCCATCAATGCAAGTTGTTCCCGTAGCTGTGCAATGCTTTTCTCGGCTTCCTGTGCACTCTGCATGGAAGCTTGGTTTATCTCGCGGTACAAAGAAACCGCCTCTTCTCTCAACTGTCTTAGCGGTGTGGTATCGGCCGCTATCCTAATCCTCTTATCCTCTGCCATTATTCCTTATCCTTTTGGCTTTCCTCGTATTCGGCCATCCGCGCCATTTCTTCGCGGAAGGCTTCAATCTGACTTTGCGTTATCTCCTTGGTATCGGTTTCCTGGTCCACCATTTCGTCATAGGAATCTTTCAGCCATTCACCGATATTCGGAACGTATTCAACTTTCTTTTCCTCGTCCTCCAAAGCCTGCTTGAACATCCGGTCTTCCTCGAACTCGAAAAGTTGTTGAAAAAAAGAACATTTCTTGTGTTCCTCGGACATGAAAGCAATGTTATGTTTCTTTCTATACCATCTGTCAAGCGGAAACTTGTTATTCCATCTGACTACAAACGTTCTGAAATCTTCCTTTTTATCTCGCTCCATCATACAAAATCAATCAAAAGTGGGGGTATAACCCATAACAGACTATACCCCCACACTCCTCTGAATAACTAAACATTCAAACTATAGTGATTCTCGCTTGAATCCTTTTTATCGGTTGGGGTTCATCATTTTTTCAACTTCCTTAATAAAAGGCAAAACCTCCTTATTGTAAATATCCCTTACCTCCACGTAGTCCTTGATACCAAGCTGTTTGAAAGAAGTTACCTTCATATCTGCCAGCAAGTCCGGCAACATCACTGTAAGCGTCGCTTCAATATCTATCATATCCAAAGCATCAGCCGCAGCCTGCGTTCTGTTACCCAGCAAGGTATTGTAATATCCACGACCTAAAAACTGCTTCTGCGTTTCAATCTCGTAATATTGTCCTACTGTAGGAAAGGACATCTTATATTCATGTCCCTTAATTTTAATTATCTTATCCTCCATAATCACAAAATGTTATATACGTTACAAATATACATCATTAATTAGTTAAATCAAAACTTAATCCTCCTTTATCTAAAAACATGGGGTAATTATATATTACTTTACAGCAATACATATTGACGCTTCACCGCCCCGGCTACTGCCGACCACTCCACGTCCACAATCCCGTCTACCACGGGTGATTCTCCTATGAGGTTCTGACTTTGAAGTCCGAACCTTTTTATGTTTATCGCGGCTAACAAATCCCTGTCGTTCAATTGGTTACAATTAGGACACGTCCATTCTCGCTGCGACAATTTCAGTTCATGGTTCACATATCCGCAAGTGCACATTTTGGAACTTGGCTCGAATCTTCCGATTTTTAGAAGGTTTCTTCCGTTCCATTCGCACTTGTACTGCAATTGTCTGAAAAATTCGTTCCAGCTTGCAGATGATATGTGCTTTGCAAGGCTATGATTCTTCAACATTCCGTTTATATTCAAGTCCTCAATGATTATCGTTTGGTTTTCACGGACAATCCTTGACGTGACCTGGTGTATAAAATTTTTACGGCAGTTGGTTACTTTCTCATAAGCCCTTGCAAGCCTTATTCTTGCATTTTCTCTTCTATTGCTTCCTTTTTGCTTTCTTGAATACCTTCTTTGCAATACTTTCAATCTTTGTTCGGCTCTTTCAAGGTATTTCGGGTTCTCATAGACTTGTCCGTTTGAAATAACGGCAAAATCCTTTATCCCTACATCAATACCGACTGTCGTATCATACTTTATATCCGGTTTTTTAGGAAGTTCCTTACCGTCGTCAACAAGAACGGAAACATAATATTTCCCGGTTGCTGTCTTGGTTACCGTTACGGTTCCTATCTTTCCCTCAAAAGTCCGGTTTTTATAGAATGATACCCATCCAACTTTAAGAAGTTTAATTCTGTTTGATTTAAAATCTATCTTGACGTTATTTATCGCCTTATAGGCTTTTCGATTGTCTTTCTTTGACTTGAATTTCGGAAAACCTTTCTTTTCACGAAAGAACCTTGTAAAGGCGCTATCCATATTCCGGATGGACTGTTGCAAGCATTCATTTGAAACTTCGTTCAACCAAAGCTTGTCTTCTTCCTTTTTAAGGTTGGTTAGCATCTTACATAAGTCTGCATAAGACAAACGTTTCTTTTCTTGCTGGTACGCTTCGATTCTTTTTGATAAAGCCCAGTTATAAACAAACCGGGTACATCCGAAAGACTTCTCAAAGAGAATCTTCTGGTTCTCGTTCGGTTTCAATTTATATTTATAGGCTT